TAGTTACTACATACGGCAAAGCTATACCTGTCTCTTCACCATCTTTATCTTTATCTTCGTACCCTTCTAAATTAAGGTCTACATGCATCTCTAATATTTTAAATCTACTATCAGTAGTTGCACTGAAACCCATCTTCTCAGCTATTTTTTTCTCTACATCATCTAAATCGTATGTGGGTTCACCTAAGTCTATATCTCGATAAAATCCTGCAACCTGTAATTTACGTAAATCATTTCCTGTTTTACGCATGACATGAGTAACTCTTTCTGCACTTTCTAAATCTGAAGCACCATACGGTACAACTATATCTTCAGCTGGAACGTACATAGATACTTGACGTTCTAGATTAGGGTCATAATAAACTTTTTTAAAGGCGTTACCTGCAAGACCCAAACCCCATAACATTCTTTCGTGTTCTGGTCTATATTCAGTCATTTTTTCAGTTAACTGATAGTTCATGTTTTCTCTTACACGATTAGCAGCTTCTACACACTCTTTTGTTTCTTTACCAATAATAGTTGTTTTGACAGGTCCCGCTGCAGGGAATGTTTCAGTCATAGTTTCTGCTTGAAACTTAACAAGTGTTTCGGTGAGTAATGGATGATAAACATTACAAGCTCCTTCCCATGGCTCACTTCTGTCCTCCAACTTTAAACCTAAAAGGTCTAGTCCATCAACATAAGTGTCTAGCCAGTCTTTTCTTGAATTGACATCTCCCGTATAGTCGTCAAGCAAATCACTAGCCAAAGCCTCAAGTACGTCATCATCCATCTCTTCTGCTAAGTTTGCAGAAAACTCATCATCGTCCATGCGGTCAGGGTCAATGTTAATCTCCATGCCGTCAACACTAATGTTAACTTCTTCTGGGTCTACAATTTCTATTTCTAAATCAGGCTCACCTTGAGCCATTTCTTCCATACTTTTAGGAGCTTGATATAAACCCTTGTCGACATTATTGTCATCAGCCATGATTTTTTCCTATAGTAAGCAAATGATTACTAGCACTAACAGCACTATGTTTATTATTAAGTTATATTTAGCGTGTGTTTTTTTCAGCCACTTAATTTTATCTCTTATAAATTGGTATAACATAATTATCCCCGTTGTTAAATAACATAATGACGTTTTTGATTGTACCTTCTGTAACCAGGAATGTCATCTTCTTCGTCACTAGGCAACCTAATAAATCCGCCCTGCCTGAATCTCATCAAGGCAAGCGTTGTCGCATCCACTAGGTCATCATTCGCACCTGATGGAAAATCATTACACTCTTCGATTACCTCGTGTGCCCATCTTCTATCTGGTGCCCATACTATACCTGACCTAAATAAATCAGATACAGCGTTCACACGACTAATTTTATCCTGTCCTTTGCCTGGTGTAAACTCTCCTACAGGTATGCCCATACGTCTAAACTCTTGATAAAGTGCAGCACCATTTGACTTCTTCTCTACCACAAACGCATCTGGTTCCCAAGATTTATATTCTTCAATGCATAACTCTTTAAGTTCTGGAAACTCAAGTCTTTGTTTGATTGCATCTAGTAACATAATATTATAGTTATTAGTTTCTTCGTTCATAAAAACACCCCATGTGGTTAGAGCATTATAATCAGCACGGTTGTTTTTTTCTTGAGCGGCATCAAGTGTCATTATAATAAATTCACAAGCGGGAGGCCTTTCTTCTTCCCACACATTCCACCACTCACGTTTTATCAAAGCACCCTCTTCTGATGTAGGGTTTTGTAGGTACTGTGCGTTCCAATATCTTATATCTAAAGCAGCACGTCTAGATTGTAATTCTTCTATTGGCCAGAACTCAGGCCACAAAGCTACTTCTTCTCCTTTTTTCTCTAGTATCGCTGGAAACTCTACCACTTCCCAGTCGTCTACCTCATCATTTTTTATCATTTGGTCTACAATCTGTCCTGTTAGGTCAAGTTTTGACCAACGAGTCATTACCACAATAATAGCACCACCTGGCATTAGACGTTGTAGTGGCCCT